GCTTAATTCGTCATTAGAGTTTGTTAAGTACTCAGGATATAGAGAAGGATAACTACATAAATGGTCTACCATTCTATTAGCGTAGTGCTGTGCTGTATCTCTCGTAGCTTCTACCATCATATTAAGGTCAGCTTTAGTTAACGTCTCAGCGGCTTCGCTAGTGTGTTTAAATACACCTTTGTTATTGATACTAAATTGACTGAAGGGTAAGAACTCTAGTAACGCGTACTGTGCTAATATAGGCTTAATGTGTGTAGTCATTAAAGTCTCATAGTCTCCTGTAAGTGAGTTAGCTAATATATCTGCCTGTAGTTTCTTATACAGGTTACTCCCTAGTAATTCGTGAACGTGAATATCTTGGGCTATCTCAATGTATTGAACTACTCTGTCAAAATCTAGGTTTCCTGATATTGGTGTATATCTTACTAGGTCATCTCTACTAATAAATAATGCTTTCATTTTATTTTCTTTTTTTGCCTTTTGGTTTATAACTTGGATGGTGTCCTTTGTCTGCTCTATCTATCTGAGCCTCAGCTACTCTTCTATCATTTCTGTAACGTCCACTCTTGGGATTAAAGTGTTTTTTCTTAGCTTGTGCTATTGTACTCTTTTTAACTCCATTCATTGCACCACCTCCCCAAGGTGTACCATCTTTTTTAGTCTTCTTTATGTATATGCGTCTTTCAAACTTATGATGACAGTTAACACCGCCTTTATGCTTCCAAATACTATAAGCTTGTTTATTGTGTCCTAGTACTGAATTAACCCCGTCTGACTGCATTTTGATAATATCTTCTTTTCTATATAACCTAGAAGCTGACTCCATAGCTCTACAGAAGGGGCGCATCTTTTTACCGTTACTACTTTTACCGTGCTTCTTAGAGCCTTGTACATAAGCGTAACGAACTTTCACAAACTTGTTATCCTGTTTACTGTCCTTTGCTCTATTGTCTGCAGGTGCAAAACTAAGCGCCACGTTTAAGGTAGCGTTTAACATAGCTTCAAAGTCTTCGTCTTCTGTCTCCCCTTCGTCTATACGTGCGTCAATACAAACCCAATCTTCAGGCATAACTTCGCCTACCTTATTTAGGTATAGCAAAGTCTCGGCTTGTTGCTCTTCAAACGTACACATTAATCTCTAGTCTTTAGGTAAGCACTCATAGCTACCTCGATAGCTGAGCTTAAATTTTGGTCTACTTTATTGTCTTCTTTGTCTTTGTCTTCTACCTTGTTTACTTTCTTATCCTCTACCTCGTAGCCCTCTTCTGTCTCTTCTTGGTCATCTTCTGTAAACTCAATTGGCTGTGATGTTATGAAGTATAACTCAGGTACTTCTCCATTAAGCTCTAAGACCTCTTCTAAGGCGTCTAAAATTTCGTCTTGAAAGTTACGTATAACCGTAGAATTAAATAGCTGAGAAGCCACCATAATCTCATCTGAGTTACTCGCAAGGCCATTACCTCCGTCTTTAATCCCTAAAAGCATAGGGGACGTTACTCTGTGGCCTACTAGAATCTTGTGCATTGCCTCATTTGCTAAATACTCATAGTGAGCAGGTGCATCATTTAGAGATATATCCTCTACTGTTGCCTTACTATCTGCGTTCTCGTTAAAGGCTACTATTACTTTTTGACCTTTAGAGCCTGTTAACTTTTGCTTAACGTCATTAGAGATAGCCGAGCGCTCTGTAGCTGAAGGCACTCCATTATTAAAGTTTATAACCTTAGTACCACTAAAAGAGTTTTTAGCCTCGTTAAGTAGGTAGTCAGATATTTCATTCTCTAACTCACAATAAGGTAAAGCACCGCTATAACCTACAGGGCTAAAATAAGAGTAACCTGAAATGTAAGGCTTTAATATAAATAATTCTACAGCCTCTTTTGAGTTTCCAAACGTAGGTATCTTTTTAAGAGTATCTGAAGGCCTTTTATCTGCCCAATTAGGGTGGTAGTAATAGTTTTCTATAACTCCTTCAGAATTCATTTTCTCAGGTCTTAAAGTGTGTATAGGGAAGTGCTTAATTCCTACTACTTTACGGTTGTTCCCTGCTTTAGAGTAAATTACCTGCATAGCTGCCATTCCTAGCATCTTACGCTCTAGTATAACCTTCTTTAAGTCCCTGTGATTTATTAGTTTTTTTAGCTCCTTAACTTGTGCACTATCCTTCTCTAGTCCGTCAATACAAAGACCTTGGCCGTAGATTAAGTCAGATATAGACTTTATAGCTGCGTTATTAGTTGCACTCTGTAAGTATTGCTGTATTAAGAAACTGAAATAGTCGTTATCTTCTCCATAGGCTACGTAGTCCTTTAGCTTGTCTTCTATAGCTTTTGGCATTTCGTAAGCACTTAAATTAGTTATAGTGTAATTCATTAGTCTAGTATTGTGTAGTTATTCGTTGTGGTTTTTTGATTGTATCTATTTTTGTTTACTGAGTAGTCTTCTAGTGGTTGCTGAGTAGTTTGCACCTTACCTCTGTAAACTATTACGTCTTTGTTATTTATTCTAGCTACAGCTACTAGTGAATATACCTCATTATCTTCTAGTTGTTCTATAGTATCTTCGCTAATACCTACTTTTTGATAATATCCACCATACGCCACATTGCCTGCCCATTCAAGAGAATCTCCATCTACAGATATATTACCCGAATCACTTACTATTGTAACACCTGAGCCGTCCTTATAGATATAGAAATCTATATCATCCCCATTACGTCCCTCTTCTAGATTAAAATCATAGTTTAGGTTTATATTGATAGTCGGGTTTGAATCTGTTATATTAATGTAATTCAT